CGCTGCGCGCATCGAGCCGCAGCGACGTTTCAAAGTTCTGCAAGGCCTGCGCGGCACGTGCCCTGTCGTGCGACGACTCGAGTCTGTCGTCGCCGACGAGCTGCATACAGACGAGGCCGAGCGCCTTATGCAGCTTCGCGCGGATCTGGTCGTGCATGTCCGCGGCTTCTGTCAGCTCGCGCACTTCGTCCAACTGCTCGGCGTCGAACGTGCCGCCGTCGCGCATCGCCGCGAGCGCCGCGTCGGCGAACTCTTCGGCGATCGCGGCCGGCGCCGAGCGCTCGTACTGGTCCGGCAGCGTCAGGCCGTAGCGCAGCGCATAGCGCGCAATATTGAGCGCGCCGGCGTAGTCGCCCGCGTCGATACGCCAAATCAGGACCGTCATCAGCACGTCGTCTTGCGCGCCCCGCCCACCGTCGAGCGCGCCCGAGATATAAGCGTCGTATTCGGGCAGCACTTCGCGCTTGGCCTCGATCTTCCGGGCGACGGACTGGATGGCTTTCAAGCGGCGCTTATCCGTCGCGAGCTTCGCGAGCATCAGCTCGTATTGGCTCGCGCCGGCGAGCGATTGGCCGGGGCCAGCCGAGGCGGCCGCCTGCGCGGCGCGCACTCGTGCGATGTGACGGCGTGCGGGGCTCATCATCGGTTACGCCTTCTCGACTTCGAGCTGAATGTTTTCGACGAGCGCGCCGCAGCCGTAGTCCTCGACGACATAGGCCTCGTTGCTCGACTCATAGTTCTCGATCTGGTCGCGTTCGGGACGATCGACGATCGTGCGACGCCGGCCGCCGAGCTGGTAGTACAGCGACAGGTTGTCCAGGCGCGTGATCATCAACGAATTCGCCGGGAAGAACGGGACCGACATCGCCTGTTTGCCGCCGAGGCGCCGCTGACTGATCACCATGTCGAGCGCCGCGCTTTCGACGTTCGTGTTCGCGTTGTTCACGAGCGGGAAGTACTTGTCGTGCAGCAGCGCACTGCCGCACACGACGACAACGGACGGATCGTCGCGGAACCATTCGTTGAGTAGGTGCAGCGCGTCATAGACGAGCGCATCGAGGTTGCGGAAATCGGCCGTCGCGCTCGCGCCCACGGTGATCTTGCCCGAGCCTTGCACGCCCTCTTTCAAGACGCGCTCCGGTGCGTTCTCGCGATACTTTTCGAGCCAGCCGAGGTTCACGTCCTGCAACAGCGGGTTCTTGTCGCGGTCCGAGGTCGTCGCACGCGACGTGCCATTGAAGCCGATGCAAATGCGATCGAGGGCCGTGCGCTGCACAATGGCGTCGCGAATCAGCGTCTGAAACTCCGGATGCAACGCCCACGCATCGAGCCGCGCGTATTTGAGCGCCGTATCGAAGTTCGTTTGCGTGCAGAAATAGCCGTTGTCGTAGAGCGCGGCCGGGTCCATCGGTACGCGCATGGCCTTGCTCGTGTCGGTCGTGCTCGCGATCGGCGAACCGACACCGATGCCGATGTTTTGGCCGGACTGTGCATCCACGCCGATCACGTTGATCTGCTTCAGGAACGCGCTCGATGCCTGGATGCGCGTTTCGAGCTTCTGCTGTACCGCCGGGTCAACCGAGAATTTCTTGCTTGCATCGGGCACGCCGTTCAGGCGGGCAATCGCGTCGAGGTAGGCGTTAAACGCGACGCGCGTGTCGTTACGCATGGGGTGTTTCTCCAAAACGTTGAGGGGGAAGCCGTGAAGACCTGCCGCGATCGATCAGCAATCGGTCTCGTGCTGGTTGTTCGTGCCGGTGGAAACCGGTCGTTGCGGGCCTCCCGGCTGCGCCGACAGCTTCGCCGTGAGTTCATTGAGCTTCGTCGCGGTCGATGCGTGCGCGTCGCGCTCGGCGCGCAGCTCCGTTTGCAGTGCATCGAGCCGTGCGCCGAAGTCGTCAGCGCGCGTTGCCTGATCCTTCGAGAACGTGGCAAGCGCTTCGACGGCCTGCGCCATGTCCGAGAAACGCTTCTCGTCTGCGACGCCTTTGTCCTTCACGAAGCCGAGGATTTCGCCGACGCGCTTGAAGAGCGCGAGCCCGGCACCGGCTGTTGGCGTCGCAGTCGATTCGAACTCGATCGCGGTTTCTTCGGCAGCCGAAAAAAGGTTCTCGGGCGCTTGCTTACGACTCTTGAACGGGTTGTTCTCGCCCTGGCCGGCCGCGAACGAAAGAATTTCGGTACCCAGGCTCGCCGGGCTGTCGGTGACGGCCAAGCCGATCAAATAAGCCTGCTTCGTGTCCGCGAACGCGGGATTGACCTCGATCGAGGTGTAAATCTTCTGCTTCGCGTTCACGAGGTCGACGAGCGATTGCGTCGGCGTGATCTGCGCATAGAGCGCCGTCTTGCCTTTGAGGGGGCCGTCTGCGATGGCTTCGGCCTTCAGCGCCGTTACGTCGCCGTAGGCGCCGAACGGTTGGTTCGGCGACATGGGAGCGTAGCCGCGGATGTGCTCGCAGTTCACGCGTGCGCCGTACAGCGTCGGGTTGTACTGCGCGGCCATCTGTTCAATCCATCCGCGCTCGATGCTGCGGCCGTCCGTGGTCGCACCTTCAACGGCGACGCGGAACCATTTCGACGTGGCGGAATGCTTGCCGTCGCTGTTGGCAATCTGGCCGATGCCGAGCGCCGTTGCGCCCGCCGCACCGAGGCCGCCCAGGCCGCCGAGCGCAGGGACATGCTGCAGACCTGCACTGAGCGCCGATGTCGCTGCGTGAGCGTCGAGCGCTAAGAGCGAGGCCATCGAGCCGACAGCAATCGCGATGAGCGACAACTTGCGTTTGAACATCGTTGGGACTCCGACAGGTCAAAAGTGTGTGTGTTTGCGTGATGCTCATGTTCCCGGTTTGCGTTGCGACGCTCAACGATTTGCGACTGTCGCGCCCCTGGATACAAAGGGCGTTCATGCGCGCGCGCGCGGGCCGCGGGTACGCTTGCCGCATGCTTAAACCCGCTGATAACCCGCTCGTCGACATCGATCCGCGCAAGGCCGCACGCGCTCTGTTTTTTCAGGGCTGGCGTGTGTCGTCGATCGCCCGTCACATGGGACTCAAGCGTGCAACGGTCGAGGCTTGGAAGCAGCGCGACGGATGGCAAAAGGCGACGCCCATCGACACCGTCGAGGCCACGATCGAGATGCGCATCAACGCGCTGATCGCCAAGGAGAAGAAGGACGGGGCCGACTACAAGGAGATTGACCTCTTAGGCCGGCAGCTCGAACGCGTCGCGCGCGTGAGGAAGTACAGCGAAACGGGCAAGGAAGGCGACTTGAACCCGAACATCGCCGCGCGCAACGCAGCACCCAAGCGCAAGCCCGCAAAAAACGAGTTCAGCGACGAGCAGCGCGACCGTTTGCTCGAAGCGTTTCGCGATTCGCTGTTCGACTACCAGAAGATTTGGTTTCGCAACGGGCATCAGCGCACGCGCAACATCCTCAAGTCGCGGCAGATCGGCGCGACGTGGTATTTCGCGCGCGAAGCGTTGGCCGATGCGCTCGACACCGGCCGCAATCAGATCTTCCTATCGGCCAGCAAGGCACAGGCGCACGTCTTTCGCCAGTACATCACGCAGTTCGCGCGCGAAGCCGCCGACGTGGATCTGACGGGCGACCCGATTGTGTTGCCGAACGAGGCGATTCTGTATTTCCTCGGCACGAACGCGCGGACCGCGCAGAGCTATCACGGCAACTTCTATTTCGACGAGTACTTCTGGGTTCCGCGCTTCAAGGAGCTGAACAAAGTCGCCTCGGGCATGGCGATGCAAAAGCACTGGCGCAAGACGTACTTTTCCACGCCGTCGAGCATCGGCCATGAGGCCTATCCGTTCTGGAGCGGTGAGCACATCAACCGCGGCCGCGCAAAGGCGGACCATGTGCACTTCGAGGTGACGCACAAGGCACTTGCGCGTGGGCGGCTGTGCGAGGACCGGCAATGGCGCCAAATCGTGACGGTCGAGGACGCCGCGCGCGCGGGCTGCACGCTGTTCGACCTGGACGAGCTGCGCCTCGAATACAGCGCCGAAGAATACGCGAACCTGCTCATGTGCCAGTTCATCGACGATACCGCGTCGATTTTTACGCTGGCGAACCTGCAGCGCTGCATGGTCGACTCATGGGAGGTGTGGGAGGACTTCAAGCCCCTCGCCGCGCGCCCATTCGGGTATCAGCCGGTATGGATCGGCTACGACCCGGCGCTCACGGGCGACAGCGCGGGCTGTGCGGTCGTTGCGCCGCCGGTGGTCGACGGCGGGCCGTTTCGCGTCCTCGAAAAGCACCAATGGCGCGGTATGGATTTCGAGGCGCAGGCGCAGAGCATCAAGGAAATCACGCAGCGCTACAACGTCACTTACATGGCGATCGACACGACCGGCATCGGCCAGGGTGTCTATCAGCTCGTCAAGCAGTTCTTTCCGCGCGTCGTCGCGTTCAACTACTCGCCCGAGGTGAAAGGCCGGCTCGTGCTTAAAGGCCTGTCGGTGGTCGGCAACGCTCGCTTGCAGTTCGACGCGGGCTGGACCGACATGGCGGCCGCGTTCATGGCGATCAAGAAGACCGTCACGGCGAGCGGGCGCCACGTCACCTATGAGGCCGGCCGGAGCCAGGAAACGGGCCACGCCGACCTTGCATGGGCGGTTCTGCACGCCATATCGAACGAGCCGCTTGAGGGCACGACGGCGCGCAACAGTGGATTTTTGGAGATCTATTCATGACCAAGACAATCAAGCGCGCTCGCGCGGCGACCCCGGCACCGGCGCCGGCCGAG